ACCGAATCCTAGTCGTTGAATCCTCCTGGAACTCCTTAACTGCTGTTTGCATGGCCAGCGTGAATTGATCAGCCAACCCTGAACGAAGTTCGAATTGACGTCTGAATTCTTTTAGATTAAATTCGACCGCGGCTTTTGCCTCGTTCAAATCATCTTGAAAACTCTGTTTGATCAACAACGCCGCGGCTTGCCGGAATGCCATTACGGCTTCTACATGTCTAGCGGTGTTGTCTTCTTCTTCTAAATCAGGATCCGAATTTTCGGTCCTTAGAGGACGAAGCAGGCAGTCACTCCTTCCTTGGAGCTGTACACAGAATTGTGCCAGTTCCAACAGGGAGATGTTGGTACCGTGAGGTATTAACATCAAGGTGCGACACCATTCGAACCGCTTCCGTGATACTTTAAGTAGTACACGAAGCGACGGATGTAGATCATAACCGACTTTGTAACCCCTTGAAGAAAGGTTTCTCCACTCTAGGACGAAGAGTTCTGGTTCGTTCCGCGAGGCCCATAAGGCTTGCGTATACGCTCCAGTTATCTCCTCCCCTTTGTGGAAAACCCTCTTTGCAAACTCGAAGCCCACAGTGGAAACATTGTGGGTATAAGAGCAGCCGAGGATACTGAGTACTCTGCAATATTTATCATAAGCTTCTTCGTCAAAAATAATGACATCGTCGCCTAGGATATGGTATTTGTCTTCTGCAGCCTTGCGGCTACCGAAGCAATGCCAAACAATTACATGATGTACAAAAGCCATGAAAGGCCAAGAGGATAATGCTCCCATAGGTTGTCCTGTTTGGTACCGAACGGTTTCGTGCATAGGGTGGGTTGTATCCCAAGCTTCAGTGACTGACTTTGAAACGTAAAAGTCGCGATCAAATAAAGCAACCCATGCAGATCCCAATCCGGGTCTCAAATAGTTACCCACTTCCTCATAGAGGTAAGCTGGCAGACGATCGGATGCATTGCTTAAATCAGCAAAGCCATAGAAATTATGGCCTTGCTCATGCATCTTTTTCGCTGTTAGGCTTATTTTATCATGATCGAACGTACAGTCTTCAGGAATGTCCCGAAGAATGTTCATCAAATCGTGATGAAAGTCCCCTAGTAGACTTTGTGTGAACGAATCCACGATCGCGAAGATCCGAGGTTTTAATTTCCCGGTTTCGAAGGATAGAGAAATCTTTCCCACATGAAGCTGGCGATTTGAATCTACCAAATCTTCATACGGTTCTAATTTGTCTTCTATCCAATCTTCGACCTCTCCAGAAAAGTAGCTTTCTGCGTAAGCAGTCAGTTTCTCAACTAAAGAGTGCGAGACGATAGCGGCTCGATCCCACGGGAACGAGAACATACTAACTCCATTAGGCGACGACTTCAGAGAAATCTGAAGTTTAGGCACCTTATATGTCGTTGTGATTTCTGTTTCGAGCGTTTCCGTTTCCCCGATTACGGGTTGACGAATCCGTTTCCACAGAAACTGATCTTGTTCCTCCAGGCCGTCGAAGACTCTCCTAAGAGAGATCTTCTTCGACCAAGTAGGAGCATCGGTGATGGATTTTAGACTAGTTTTGGT